CCTGAATCCCGGGCGCTTCCAGCTTCGGCGCCAGATCATTCATGCCTTCGATCCATCCTCTCGTTTCTGGATCACTCCCGGGCGTAGGATAACCACTATGAAAGTTACCGTTCTTGTCCATATCATAGCCAAGCAGGTATATCTCCTTTGAACCCAAGCCAACGGCAAGCTGAATCGCCGCATATCCGCTATTCCCACCCGTGTAAATTCCTTCTCTCAGTGAGGTCAACAATCCGTTGCGGCCAATGAACTTCACAAGCAAAACATCATTCTCGAAACTGGCTTCCTTGTGATCCGTCCATATCCGCAAGCCGCGATAGGCGTTAAATTTCTCATAGGCATCATCCGGCAGTTTCCTTCCGCCGCGCCCCTTGTACCAGGTATAAAGTCGCGAGTCCATGGAAAACATGATCTCGGCAAACGGCGCATATTCAACCGCCCTGTTTATGGCAATAATATTCTCACCCCGAAGCATTTCAAAGTCAAAGCCCTCCAATGACTTCCCACCGCCTATAATAAAACAGCGCTGCCCCACCCAAGGCTTATCAGGGATCTCGTCAACCAAGTATCTATTTGACATTTCCAAATCGTCCGGGCTTCAATGCCGGTGGTTGAACTTTATTTTCGTTCTGAAACCCTGCCTCTCCAATGGCTGCCTCCGGCTCCATCTCTCCGGTTATCGTATTGAAGAACTTATCAAAACTGAAGCCCTGATTTCGCATATCCTTGTATTTCTTCAAGTTAGCAGCCATGCGTTTTTCAGCTTCCTTTTCATCGACTATATCGGGATTGAATTTCATAAAGAACTGACCTGGGGACAAAACACCGTTTTGAACATCCCATTGATACTGCTTCCTTTTCTCCATCGGCTCAATGTAGGTCTCCAGTTCCGCAAAATCAATTTTGAATTCAAGTGATTCTGGGATCGCGCCCGGGTTGTAGGTATTGTAAACCAATCGAATCATCTCGAATAGTTCACCTTCTACCCTGCGAAATACCGGCAACTGCGCCTCCCTGATTTCCCGCAAGCCCCGGTTTTTGATATTCAATGCCTTACCACTGGCCTCCTCCCCGCTCACTGCAAACATATCAATTGATAATCCATAGGTTGCCAGGAAGGCATTGATGTCAGCCTGGAGCGATAATTCCATTTCATTGAATTGCGCAACCAAATCCAGAACCCCAACCTCTGAATTCTCTCCGGTCAATAAAAATGCAGTCAATGGATCGGATGCCATCTTGGGGGCAACGTCTCCTTTTTGCGACCGAAACCAAAGCTGCTTGAATGACTGGTGCTTGAATAGATGATCCTTCAGCGTCCGCTTGAATCCTGTCGCAATTGTACCGTCAACTATATCGCTGCCTTCGGTAGGATTCCAGAACATCCCCGGCAACTGATTCATGTGAACAATTACAAACGGCAGTTTGCCATAAGGGTTGATCATTTCGGGGTTGTCCTCTGTTGGGGGTCTCACATCTCCTTTTTCGTTGAAAAGAAAATGCTCAAAGTCAGACCAAAAGACATTGATCATTTCAACCTTAAATTCGCTATCGATGTATTCGATTTCGTAGTAAATGGCGGCAGCCTGCTGCGGGTATCTATCCCGCTGAATGACTGATGTGTTGGCCGGAGTCTGTAAATCTAATGTAATCTTTTCCGTATCCTCATCCCATCCTACCCGGATTAATACATCATTCAAGGCTGTCCCATATCGGTTGCACTGCTTCATGAATTCGTTGATGCCTAGATAATCGTAAATGTCATCTATGATTTCATTCTCGCCATAGTCCCGCGTAGGGGCAACCTTGTAAACGACTGAAACATCATTGACAACCTTTTTATAAATGTTCTGCGTTGTGTTTTTCAGTAATCGAATCCTTTCATAATTTTCCTTGATGAATTGCCCAGCTAACGTTTTCTCTAGAATTTCGCTCCAATCATCATGATATACAGCCAGGCGCACATTAGCTTTATCTTGCCTCGATATTTCCTCTTGCTTCTTTGCTTCCAGAAACGATTTCAAAACAACCGCCGCCGTCTTGCTCTCAAATAATTGATCCGGCATAATTCACCTCACTATAAAGTACTTACGCTATCACCCCGCAGGGGGTATTTCCAGGTTACGAAAAACTCAAGCGCGGTCATCATGTGCGAAGCCCAGTTATGGATCGGCTTGTCGCTCGTTGGCCGCCCTTCATCGTCAACAGGAAACCGATAGTTTGAAACACGGTCCTGAAATAAAACACAACGCTTTGAAACATAGAGCTTCGGCATGATCTTTCGAGTAGCCAATATCCGTTCATCATAAGTATGAATCCATGGCGTTCTGATTTCAATGCCGCATTCATGCAACCATGATACCCATGATTTCTTTGTAACTCCCCGCGCCTTGCCCGCCGGGTCTCCAATATGATCCTCATATTTGTTTTTGTATTTGCCCTTGACAAGCTCTGCAAAATACGGCGGCTCTTCTTCATTGAGTTCAAATTCATCGACTATCAAGATATCACCCAAAGGATTAATTTGCAACCATATAATCGATGTAGGATCCCCGATGCCAAAATCCCAGGTTGAGTAAAGCGGCAGGTGTGGATCATACTCCAAGTCAATGACATGCAATAGATCGAAGTTATAATAGACCTGGCCTTCGACGGAACCGGCATAACTGATCTCATATTCCCTGGCTATCTGCTCGCGGGTCAAGCCTTTGATTTCCTGTTCATACCATGCCTGCGTTTTCTCCGGATTCATTTTCCAATGCCAAGTATTTATTTTGAAGCCTGTTTCTTTTTGATCTGAGAATCGAAGCCTTGCAAAGTTATTTCCCTTACCATTCGGAGTGCTGCCGAATTTTTTATTATTTGGACAGGCCGAATGAATGCCCGCGAATATACTTTCCGAGTTATCACAATAAGCCCATTCATCCGCCTTGATCTTATTATAGACCCCGCCACGCCCGGCCTTAACGTTCGTACTTTCACCTTTAACAAAAGAGCCATTGACCGTATTGGTTATTTTCAGGTTACTAAAGGCAAGGGGCGCTTTCAGAAATGGCGGCAATTTATCCCACATGAAAAACAAGCGGCCAAAAAGTGAATCAGTCGTGGCGTTCATCCCGCCATCATCGACAAGATTTTCCTTGCGGCTTATAACCTTTTCTGAATAACTGTCCTCGAAAGTGATGCAATGCAAACTGTCCACCATGACCGCCCATGACCAAAGCATCTGCCTGGATTTTTCGTCAAGTGTATTGCCCGGATTGTGAAGCGAAAGTAATAGTTCCCGCAAATAGGGATAATCCGGGAAAGGGACAATATCGGTTTTGATCAAAGCGCCGTCGCGGAGTTTCTTTTCGGTCAAACAATACTTTGTGGCGAAGTAAACTACATCTTTTCTGCATCGCAAATATTCAGCAGCATATTCATAGTTGGTCACGTTTCTTTTTCAACAGCAGCGATTGCTTTTCTAACCTCTTCATAAGATGGGCCAATATTAATGTTCCCGGAATGCTTGACCTCTTCTTTTAAATATCCCAGGTGCTTGCCGATCTTTTCCAGACTGTCGTTTTTTGAAATGAGTTTGATTTTTTTCAATAAACCAATAGCCATCTTTTGATCACCTTCAGCGGCATCAAATATCTCTGTTACCTCAAGACCGTTAATTGCTCGCCTTGCAGATTCAGGCATATTCTTAATGAGCTTCAAAGATCCATCATCCTCAAATAAATCTATTGGATCGAGAAACCCTGAATGGCATAGTTCCTGCAACCATCGCTCTAATGTGATTCCAACTCTTTCGGCAATAGTTTTTTGAGCCTCAGCAATAGCAGCAGCTATGTCAACATTTGTCAACAATCTTTGCCCTATCGATCTTGCCGTCTTTTTACTGTAACCAGCTCCAATTGCCGACTTCGTAGCATTGAAATATGTATCACTACCTGGCTTTAAATATAATAATACAAAGTGAGCTTTTTTGGGAGTAAACTTATTCACTTTTCATCAAACCCTCGCACCGGCATATACCGGGCGATGTACTTTTTGTCTATCTGTTTTTCACTGTACTGTAGAAATGCGGCCTGGGCTTTAAGCCAGGCGATTATTTGCTTCAGCATTTTTGGAGATGTGTTGTTGATCATCAGTGTAGCGGCAATGAAATTAGGTTTTAGTTTATCGCCCATAGTGCGCCCCTAAAATAAATCCAATTATAAAGCCAAGGACAAATGAAATTCCGATAGTAATCAAAAATGGAATAATCAATTTCCTGATTTCCATCAATGGAACCATCGTCAATTTTGTTATTTCAGATTGAACTTTTTTAATACCAGCAATACTTTTTTTTACATTGATTGCCATTTCAAAATTTAATTTATTCGATTTCTTTGGTATACTTGCCATTATAGCACCTTAATTGATTGCCCATATCGCATAAATTCCAATACTGCCCTTGCCGTCAATGCTGAATCCACCACCCGGCCCGATTTTGATATTTCCGAATAACTTAAACAGCCAGCCTTTTTTCAGTATGCTGGCTGTGTTCGCAATGCTAATATCGAGCAGGCGCTGGCACTTTACAAATTTCATTTCCAGGCCCGCTATGTATTCAATATCCTCATTATGTTGACATTCCATTTCGCTGATTGTCAACTTCAGCAATCCGATCGTTTCATCCTGTGCCGCAACCTTCGCGGTCAACTGTAGGGCTTCTGGCTCCAATCGGTTGTATCTATCTTCCCATGACCCGACAGTGAAGCGTAAAGCCTTGATCTCATTCGCTTGCTTCACTACAATCAATTGAGAGGCATTATCTTTTTCTATTGTCTGTTGTTTCAGCGATAGAATGATAATGTTTTTCGCCTTGTCCTTTTTGATACGTTCTGCCCTATCACTGGAATAGCTTTCAGCCAATATCCGCTTTTCCTCTATCAGCCTGACCTGCGTCAACTCCGCCTTGGCAAACTTCTGCTTATAGAACAGACCGGCCGCCAGGGAGATGAAGAGAATGACCGCTAAAATCCAGGGGGAATACTTTTTAACCTTAAGTAATAGTTTTTTGATCATTTCATATCCCGCATATAATGCCAAGGTTGTAAAACGTTCTGCTCTTTTTCTTCATAGTGCCTCCACATTTTTAAAAATATTCTGCCAGCACGCCAAAGCCGATATCTTATAAGCAATGATCTCATTTTACAACCTCCTTTGTAGACACTGCCAAAACAATACTCAAAGCTGTTCTGGCTATTATTTCCCAATCGTCAATATCGGTTAACTTTATTTTCCCTGAAATGATATCCGTGAAAACAGAAACGGGGATGATATGAACTTTATTGTCTAAAGTCTGCAACGTCAAATGCGGCGTGTCAGGCTCTTTCGGCAACCCGGTTTTGATATCTATAATTTCACCCATGGCCGTTTCCATAAATTTTGATTATTCGACCATCGCTTAAATCAATTCGCATTGGCCCTTTGCCATGTGCACAACAGGAAGCCCTGTCTTTTCTCCAAAACATTCCACTTTGAATAAACTTTGCCGTCCTTCGTTTTGAAATAGACTGAATGCTGCGACCCGCACTTACAGCAAATATGCGTCTCTCGCTTTTCCCAGGGATACCAAATGCCAGTGATTACATCGGTGATTTTATCGGGGCGCAAGCGGCTCATTTCGCCCATCCCGGCGCTTCCGATTCGGGAAACGATATCTGCATGTCCCTGTATCTCCTGGGCATTCCGATGTGAATGAACCCGATCTTGGTATATACCCGCATTTGATAGAAACTGAGACCATGGTTGAATATCTTAAAAGCTACCATTTCAACCTTTTGGCCTGGCACTGTAATGTCATAAGCTCCATCATTCATCCTGGCAAATAGATGCTGGCTTGTCGATACCCCGCCAACCGCCGCATTGAGTTCCGGGAAACGCCCGCCATTATTTACTATCACCGGCGCATCGACTATTTCCCTAATCCCTTCGAGCATATATTCACTGCCGAAAATCAGGCGGTCCAGGTACGGCTGGTGCGAAAAATATTCCCGGTTCGCTTTTACGAGTTCCGGGTGATCCCTTGATTTCGTGCACTCAAAAAAACTGAAATGCTTGGAGAGCCAAAAATCACCTGCTTTAAGTTTCATTGCCATTATAGTAGTATTTGTTTTACCGTTTGTCAACCTTTACTGCGGCGCTTGGTAAAACTTTGAACTTTGTATCCGTGGGACATACCGGGGATTGGTCAATTTATACCCACAATTGTAGAGCTCTAGCGCCCTAATTTCATTTCCGCCCGCTTCATCAAGATACATCCGCATGATCTTACAACCGGCATCTATATTTTTCTCGATGTCATAAATAGACGCTTCATCCAAAGCCAGGGGTTCGGCCCAAACATTATAATTTATTTGCATGACCCCCCTGGCAACCGAACTCTGAGCAAATGGATTAAAATTACTTTCCCGATGCGCCACCGCAAGCATCAGGTCCGGCCGCAATCCATACTCACTTGCCTTGCGATATATAGTCTTGGTTATCAGCGCCCAGTCTGCATGGTTCAGTTCCGTTGCCCGGCGCATCCAGATCAGCTCGTCCATTTCCTGATTGCGGTCCCGGGCACGATCGATCTCCCATTGCTGATTTGCCAGGGCCTTGCGATTCAGTTTCACCTTGACGGCCAATCGATCCCGCTGATGCCTCATGTCAAGACAGATGAAAAACAAGAACAGGCACAACCAGGAAACGAATACTAATTTCCTAGCCATTCGTCAACCTTTAATCGAAAAATCGCATAGGCTACATTCGTGTCCCCTTCGCCCGTGAACGGATACAATTCCTCGATTTCATCAGGATTACAGCCTGCCAGCAGGTCATCCATGATCCGCTCATAGTGCCTAACTGAGCATGGCTCCCCGTTGCGCCTGGCACTCTCAAAGACCCGGCGGCTGTATGCGGTCATCACTTCACCTCTTCGATGGCGGTGATTGCTATTGCTTTAACGTGCGGCCAATTCTCAATTGCCACCTCTATCGCCGCCCCTATCTCCTGCTTCATGTCGGAGCGGCCATGGTCGTATGCTTGATTAACTTTTTCACAAATAATTTTTCGGCCGGATTCTGGGCATTCAATTATTCCCCTTACAGAATCCCCCACCCGCACTTGACGGGATGGCCAGGGGCATTGCTCAAAATTTCCAACACTTTCAAAACTATGGGCGCAATATTTCCCATGCTGATTATCACGATAGTTATGACAATTACATTTCCCTTTCGGGCACCACTTATTCATCCTTCCCCTCCCTTGCGGCGAACGCCTCGTCCTCCGCTATCATGTCCTCTGCAATCAGAGCATCGGCCATGTCGCCAATAGCTTCTCCAAAATGCGCCAAAACTGTTTTTACTTCTTCGGGCTTGTCTTTGTGTTCATATATTTCGACAAGGCATTGCTTGGATAAACCGCCAGACGCAAGCTGACTTTTATACCATTGCCGAAGCGTCATGCCGGGGATATCTCTATGTGCTGTGTTTTTATCACTGCCCGTCCATTGTGTTCTCGGGAACGCCGCCCCGCCGTCATTCTTCATGGTTGCCTCCTTGTTTATTTTCACACACCGGGCATTGTTTAAAAAGCAAAGCCTTTTGTTTTCTCGCGGATTTCATTTGCAATGTCTGGTCTGATAATGTCCAATCTGACAACTGCTTCGCGAAGTCCGTTTCTAATTTCATCATCCGTTTCAGCATTGTCTATTAACTCTATGGTTTTCTTTGATGCCAAATCATCGTCATGTCGTAAGATATCAAACACCAAAAGACAGGCTTTTGTAATGTTCTCATAATTCATTTGTTTCCTCCTTACATTTCGGGCACGGTTCCCCGGCCTTTAAATGTTTCATCCAAGTTTTCCACCTTGCTGGTCGCGTCCATTTATTTTGAAGCCGCAACCATTTTGCTGAATAATATTTTGGATCCTCAGATTGATACAACATCATAAAGGGGTATGCGCCAATCTTTGCAACATCCATACACCTGGCCTCGGCCTTCTCTAATGTGTCCCCTTGATAACCAGCTAATAAATAAACCCAAAGCTTTCTCCCAATATCCAAATATCGCGAAACCTTTTTTATGGTTTTGAAATCACCTGGCCGATCGTAAGCCAGGAATACCCGATATAGTTTCAACCGTTTTATTTCATCAGCAATGTCCCTTGTGATCAACCTCGCATCAAGCCCCTGATTGAAGTCGATCTGCCTTTTATCAGATAACATTTTAAATACTTCGGCGATGTGCTTCTCTGAGCAAGCCAGCAAATTATTGTCCATGATAATATTGCCATCATGGATTTGTAATTCCCTGATCCCGCCCTCTCGTTTGGGGACAAAGCAATACCAGCAATTATTCGGGCAACCCCTGGACGTAAAAACACAGCCCGGTTTTATAAATTTCCCCGGCTCAAACTCCGCGCCGGGATCGTTAAAAGCCGGACCACCTATAATAACCTCGCCATGATCTTCCCATTGCTTTGCCAACCACTGAGCATGGGGGATGTCCCAGGTGAAAATTGTTGAAATATAAACCTGATCATATTTTGGCGTCCAGTATCCCGGAACATCAAAATAGGCGTGTTCATCCATCGGTGAAAATTCTGTTTTTGACGGGAACACGCGGGCGATCACGTTACGACCTCGTTGTGGTCTTTATTACAAACGCAACAAGGGAAAACATAATCTTTCATTTTGATTTACGGGCAAGCTCTTCTTCGAGTTTGTCCATTGGATTTCCCTGTGAGGGGCCACATTCAACCCATCCCGTCAAATATAGTGCCTGTTTCAGGGCGACCCTAACACCGGGACGTTTTTCATTTTCTATCATCTCGGTTAATTTTTTATCTCCCCCCAATATCCTGTCGGCGACAAGTGCGAAACACGTTGCGTTATAATAGTAATCATCAAAATAATCTTGCAGTTTTCTTGCAATTTCATTTGCGATTTTAACACTCATTGTTGGTGCTTCCCTTGCGAACTGTTCAATCAAGTAAACATAATGGATGTTGTTCATTTATTCCTCCTAATAAATTTACCTTCATTGTGCGGCTTGTGGCAGATACAGCAATCAAATGAAAACTCACGGTTCAAATATGAATTGCTTTTGGTTCTCATCTATTTTTACTCCCTTGTCGTTTGCCAACCACCAATCCATTACCTCTTGGCCTGTCGCCCAGGTTGTCTTAAGGTTACGCTCTTTTCTCAGAGCAAGCATACGTTCAAATGCCAGCAAGTATGATTTTTTGATTTTAAGATTATCTTCCAGTTGCCGCTTTTGGTCTGGAGAATTAGGGCAACCGATACAACCTATTCGGTTATATCCCCGGTCGTAGAGTTCGCACCAGTAGCCTATTTCTTTTCTGATGAAGTCCCAAACATCGGTTTCGTCCCAATCTATGATGGGGTTTAAAATATGGCCGTGTCTGCGCTTGCAGGGTTGGAACATCTGCCATGATCTGCGGCGTATGCTCTCGGCGGCTCGGACTCCGGTTACGACCGTGCGGCGTTCTCCTCCATGTTCCTTGAGTTCCTCGCAGCAGTAACGCGCTATTCTTGTTGGGGGCATAAGTTTGTCTGGTATCAGTTGCCACATGGTACGTTTTGGTCTATCAAAAATAACGGTTGGATATTTATTTTGCATGAACCGGATAATTTCGGGCGGATCAACGGTGGTTAAATTGTAGTGGGCATCAAACTTACAGCCCGACATCTCCATAAGTTTGTAAATGACTTGGCTATCTTTGCCACCGGAAAAGGCGAGGTAGTAGCCATCTAGCGGCTCAAATGTTTTTAGCCGTTCGATGGCGATGGAAACCTTATCAATTAACATTTTTATAAAATAATCCAGATCCATTATTAAAACAATAACAATGTTTACATTTCATCATTCCCCCTTCGCCTCGCTGTGGAGGGAGGCTTTATTTCTCCGATAGTCCTTACCTTTCAACATGATCGCCCGGCAGTTCTCAAATATGCGGGATACGATCTTGTCATTGAGTTTTGATTCCATTTGCGTTTTGGTTAAATTTGTAGTAACGACAATTTTTCCCCGGCGTTCATCGAGGAACATCTTGAACTGCTCTTTAAAAAACTCAGAGTATTCCCGATCAGCAGTCCCGAGGTCATCAATCACAACGACATCGGCCCGACGCATATCAATTATGGCCTGCCGGGATTCAATATCTATTTCATCCCTGGTCGGTTGTGATTCCAGAAACGTCTGAACCAATCGCTCACAGGCCACAAAGTGCGTATCCCTGCCGTCCCGTAAAAAATCATTCTCAACCATTTTAGCAAGTGAGGTTTTCCCAAACCCACAGGATCCGGAAATAATCAGCGAACCAAAATCGGATTTATAAAAATCCTTCGCAACATGGAAGGCGGCAACGTCTCGCGGGTCAATAGAAAGCTTGGCCCAGGGATCTGGCGCTGTCGCCCGCAAGGATGATCGCACCGCCTGTTCAGGATTCCGGTCAACCCAGTCAGGGCAAAGCTGAAACATCGAATCACAAAAGCTCTTATTCGATATTTGCACCTGGCCGTCGTCACCGGTCCTGGAAATGAGGCCGAAATAATGCCAGTGGTATTTACCATCGCAAAAAATATAAGTTTTATTTTCAGCGTCACTGAATAATTCACCGGCAAAGCGTTTCATGTTTCGGCTATGCTCGATATCCCTGAATCTGGAATATTCATCGGTCCGCTTGTCCGTCCATTCGTCAAATTCGTTTTTAACGCGGTCCGCTTGCTTAGTTATAGTGCAGATCATTTTGATTTCTCCAAAATAGCTAATCGCTTGCGCCAATTTTCCAATCGAATCATTCCTTCAGGGCTAACATCATTTATTTCGGATTTATATTCAGATATTGAATTCCTAAGTCTTTCCTTTTCTATTTCAGGCGGGTCTATATTATCGTCACCATCGGCATCATATTTATGGATTTTCTCCCATGGTGATTCCTGGAGCTTTAATCCTTTGCCTTTATTTGATTTCGCGGTTGCCGCCATTTTTATATCAAAGTTTTCATCCGAAATGAAATAATCAATTTTCTCGTACAGATTCCTCCAGTACTTACTAATGACATATTCAGTCCATTTATTTTTCTTTACCATATCAAAATAGAATCTCATTCTATTTACGGCCGCAAGCATTTTTTCGAGACCATAAAGTTTTAATAATCCTTCGGTTTGTTTTTTATCGCTCAAAGAAATTTTCAAAACATTCAAAAGGTGTTCAGAAAAAATATCTATGTCTTTTGATTTTGTTGTATCTTCTTCTGAGTCTGTTGTTGTATCTGTTGTTGTTGTTGTTGTTAGTTTCGGATTGACTTCCCAAAGTCCATTATTAAGTCCTTCGCAAAGTCCTTCGTTAAGCGCTTTAAAGTCTTTTAATATAGGGGTTTTTGGAAGTTCAAGTAATGTTTTTTTTGCCGCTTTTGTCTGGTTTGGGTTGGTGATCGGATTATGCCGAAGGAAGTTTTTAATCAATACCACCTGAACTTGAGCATCATATTTTACAAGTCCCGTAGCGCATAGCTTCGCTAAGTCCTTTTGAAAGTCCTTTGCTGAGGTCTTTAAATCCTCACAAGCATATCCTTCTTTTAAGACATACATTCCGAGAATATTCCCATGCGGGCAAGTTAGAATATAAAAAAACAATCTTTGTTGCGCCGGTGAAAGCTGAATGAATTTCTCGTCGTTCCAAATTTGAGATTGGATTTTTTGATATCTCATTTTAACCTATAAAAAAAGAAGGAGCCGTTTGCAGGTGGAATTACTTATGCCTCTGGCGAGGTTGGGTAAACTCCCGGCTCCTTCATAGTTTACGTTTAATCCGATCATAAATAACTCCAGCCTGCATAACCACATCTTACCCCTTGAAATCCCCATTGTCAAGACTTTATTTTATTTTCTTTCCGCTCCGCCGCCCTCACCTGCTGGCCCAGCCACTTGACGAACCGGCGCCGGAATACCCAGGTGAAGCCGTCTACCTGATAGCCGCAACCCTTCGGCCAGGGCTTGTCGTAAAAGTACAGATCAAAGTCGTGCCGCCACTCGCGCAGGCGCCTTTCCGCGGTCCCGGGCTTCATCCCCTTGACATGCCGGAATACATCACAATGGCAGATCAACCCGCCGTCCAGCTTTTCCAGCAAATACTTTACGCAAAGTATTTTTTCGGTCATGTGGCCTCCTTGAAGTTTAGTTTTTTATTTACAAGCGTAGCATCTATGCGCTTGCGGGCGATTTCGCAGTATTCGGCCTCACGTTCAATGCCGATGTAGTTAAGGCCTTCGAGTTTAGCGCCCTTGCCCGTGGAGCCTGAGCCGATGAACGGATCTAAAACTATGCCGTTGGGCGGCGTTACGAGGCGGCACAGATAGCGCATGAGGGCGGTTGGCTTAACGGTGGGGTGATTGTTGCGACTTATCCCTGTCCATCCAGTCGGTTCCGGGCATTCACAATGACATCCAGATTTTTCTCTCTGTTCCGAATAAGTATGTCCACATTTATTACATTTGAAATGCCAACTCGTTACGGTTTGGCCTTCCATCCCCTCGCACCCCTCATCCCTATCCTGTTTGCTTGCCTTGGCGCAGTAGAAAAAGCGGGCGGCTGAGCCGGAGTCGCCGATACGGGTGCCGTTACCCTCATGATTTCCACAAAACATTGATCTCCCATTTTGGGATAATCCACCACCCCGCACATATCCAGCACCATGAACAACCGGAAACCCCGCCAGCACTTCCTCGCTGCCGTCGTGTATGAGGTTCGCGGGGAAGCGGCCTTGTTGAGCACGTTCCTTAGCTTCCGCATTGTGTTTTGAAACTTTATCGGCATCTGCCATCCACGGACGGCACCATCCCTTGTCGCTTAAATCTTTACGGCGGAAGGCATCTCCAGACAAGGCCGCATCTTTATCAAAATCAGAAGCATATTCAACCCTGCACCCATCCACATTGATCCCCCCCGTGCCGTATTGCAGTACATTGGCGGCAACCGTGCCGATCAGCGGCTTACGGGCCAGCGTCCACAACTCCATTGCGGGCTTGAGGGCGGTTCCCCAGCCCTCCCATTTGGAAGTGCCAACGGTATTATAAACCTCAATGCGTGGTTTTTGGGTGGCAATGCCGCCATGTAATTCCGCTATACCGGTTTCTTTGTCCCTACGAATATCGGCATAGGTTCCATTTTTTTTACCTGTAATCTCCCGGTCATTCCCCCGTATCTTATCCACCGCCTTGCCAATATTCAGCGATTTCGGAAAACCTGAGCCGTATATCCAGGCGATCAAATCTCTAATCTCAAATCCAGCATCCTCGATGTTTACCGCCATGCGGTGCTGCGTCCTGGTTCCGCAAGCGCACAAAATATGCCCGCCGGGTTTCAGCACCCGCAAGCACTCGACCCATACCTCAACTTTTGGCACATCATAATCCCAATGCTTACCCATGAACGAAAGGCCGTAGGGCGGGTCGGTGACTATGCTGTCAATGGAGTTATCCGGCATGGTCTTTAGAATCTCAAGGCAATCGCCCTGCAAAACCTTGTTGATATAATTAATTGGCCAAATCATTCCTACCTCTCAATACGGGACACGGCGGACCGGGCCCCGGTTCAGGGGAAGGCTATCGGGAGCGGCCAGCAAAGCCGTATTTCGGCGTAATCCTGCAGCCGGGGATGACGGGGAGATTGTTGCCGATCCTTTTCCCTTCCGCATATCTTTTTATCGGTCCGCCCTTGAATTCGATGAAGCCGTAATTGCCGCCGCCTAAAACAACCATCTTGATAAACATATCAGGATTTTCAACAACGATGTCGAAATCCTTTCTGCTCGATGTCCCCCCTGCTTCTGTTTTTACTGTCTTATCCAGCGACGGCGGCAGGACAGTAGGAGGAATATAGACATCCTCAGCTTTTTGCAAAGTTTCCTCTGCCTTTTCTGTTTTGCCATTATCGGCTTGCTTGACGGCCAGCTTCAGCAAGCGTTCCCTTTCGGCATCCTCACGCCGCTTTGTTTCGGCATCGATCTTGGCCTGGGCTTCCTGGTGCTTGCGATCCTCCTCAAGTAGATACTGGTTCATCTTGCCATCGGCGATCTTGATGACACGATCTGCCGGGCCGAATGTCTTTTTTTCCAGGTCGCAAATTTTGGTATGCGCAAGATCCGCGGCTTCCTTTGATTCCTTGAACCATGCCTGTACACTCTTTTTGAACTGCCGGGCCCGCTCCCGCATATCCGACATCTGGGCACGGCTGATCTCATCCTTGACCTCAAGGGCAACGGCAGCGGATTCGATCTCCGTCCCTTCCCCTTTAAATTTTTCAACCTCTTTTGATTCGAGTAAAACTTCGACGTTCTCCATTTGTCCTCCTTTTAAGACAAGTTATAACGATTTTGTAAACTGTACGCCATGAAAAAAAAGGGTAGCTCGACCTTGTAACTGAACGGCTGCATACGGCAGCGGCCATCTTTTGAAATGCATATTTCTGCCAGCTTCAGCCGCCCGGCAGTTGTCAGCCCACGCTCAATAGCCATCAAGCCATAAGCCGCAAGCTGCAGACCTGTTACCGTGTCGGGTTGCCCCGTCTTAATATCGATCAGCCAATCCCATTTTTCGGTCTCAAACAGGCGGTCAAGTCTCCCGGCAATCAGGTATTTCTCGGAGCAGTTCGGGAACTCGGCCAGCATCTTTTTTGTGTCCCATACCTGCCGCTCCCTGAATTCCGTCCAGCCTAAAATGTACGGCATCATGCGGGGATCTCCACCGGGGAGCAGTTTGCCGAGGTCGTGCAAGTACAGATAATTGTGGGCATGGCTCCCCCATTCAAGATCGATAGAGTTGACGAACGAATGGTCGCGGAGTCTGCTGGTGTAGCCGGTGATTGATTTTAGCGGCCTGCTGTTCAGCGCGTACTTGTGCGCTTCGGGGTCAAAAGTGAAGCCTGGGATAGGGGCAACCTCTTGCCCCTTCCAGATGGTAACTCCCCCGGCCCCGATGGTCATTGATCGCCCATGTATAGATCGTCAAACGGGGGCATGTATACGTCGGTATCGCGCTCTTCATCACGCTCACTTTCCCAATTTATCACTTCTTGGCAATCAGCCTCCATGTCCATGCGCTCAGTTATGCAATGCCCCTCGAATTCGCAACCTTCACAGGCGGGGTGTTTCATTCCCGATACCTATCAATACCATTCTCGTCAATAAAATGATCCCGCTCTTGACTTTGATGTTGATTTTGGTCTTGATCCCCAAAATATTTGTCCCCCCGATCCCCGCCGTTACAGTGACGACAAGGGTTGCACTCTGGGCAATTCCCGTGATTACAAATCCTCGATCCGCAATTTCCGCAATGTTCTGACATGATCGTTACCGTTCGCCAGCGACTTCATCACGGAGCTTTTTCAGCGCCGATCCAGCCCAGGCTGTCGAATTTTTCATCCGCAAATCACTGACATATTTTTTCCCAGGAATAATCTTGCCGGTAGGCTCCTTGGTCTTTTTGCCATCCCCGTCCTTTTTCATTTCGGGGAACGATGTCAGCGCCTGGAGCTTTTCCTGCATGGCATCGGTGTCGCCATCGCAAAATTCGGCCAGCTCTTTCTCCAGGGTGGAAAAGACATCGTCAACGGGTTCCTTGAAAAGTTCACCTTTAGGCGCTTTGTCCTCTGGCTTGTCATCGGTCGACTGCGCGGGCTTGACGTCGGCTTTGGGATTTGCATTATTATCAACAACCCATTGTTCACTTTCATCATAGGTCCCGGCAAAGACACCCTGATATGCGCCGCGTAAACCTTGGGCCTCGGATACCTTTTTGATCAACGTTTCTTTCATCGTTTTCCAGAGCGAAAATCCCTTGTCGTATTCGCTGAGTTTTACGAAAACAAAAAACGGCTTGTCGATGGATTTCCGATATACGGCAGTATAGGCCCCGATCAATTCGCCACGTTCAACAAGGGAATATGAATGTTCGGGAATACCATTGACGACCTTGAAGTCATCGTTTGTATAGACCGCATCGGTAACATGGCCATTATAGTCCGGCTGCTCCTGCGCCTTTCTACGGAAAAAATCGCGGCCACAAAAAATAGATGCTGGCTTTGACGCATCATATTTGACAGCCCAAATTTCCCGTTTAAACGGATTTGCTCCCAGGCCTTTGCCAAGGGTCATGAAAAATGTAAACTCCGCTTCACTCAGACCGGCGGCGAATAACTTTCTGATCTCATTTACATTTGACCAGATTTCAACTGCCGCATCCTTCAAACTCTTTCTCTTCTCAATAGCTTCGCTCATTTTTTATATTCCTCCTTTAGAAATATTTTAACAAATCAATCCCACGGATAACGCTTCCCCGGCGCGATACATTTGCCATCAGTGGCCATGCACCCATCGGGGATCCCATCGCTATCCAGATCGTTGAGCCTGCAATGATAGCAGTCCTCGCGGGTTGCCTTGGGGAGCATCTCCGGGTAGAATATCTTTTTGCAGTCAGGACATATTCCGTGGCTGTCCCGGTCCGTGGCCGGGCGGTCGGGCACGATCACCCACTCGCCGTTTACCTTGATGCGGGCGCAGCCAGCGCATGCGATAATCATCGGTCACTCCCGATCATCGAATTACTAAGCATGGCACATCCGAGCATGGCAAGCGCCCAGCCGAAATGCCCTCGCAGTATGCAGCAGGCGGCCAGGATGATGCAGAGAATTTCCAGGGCGAGGAATTGCCGGGAAGTCATGATTACGCCCTGATATTTTTTGGACCTAAAAATCCGATCATTTCCTGGATAGTATCGAAATTCCAAAATTTGGGATGTGGGTTAGCGATATATAATTTGAATTTCAACTCGATCGGTTCTTTTTTAATATCATGATGCCACAATACCATTTCAATACTTATCGGCATATTCGGGAAAACTTCCATCGCCCGTTTCATTGCTTCCATCATCTGCTTTTGGGTTGCGCCTTGGTTTTTTTTGCCAAACCATTTTTTTAATAAATTCATATTTCCTCCTTTTAATACAACCGTAAAACCTGCAGCAACCTGAACCACCGCCACGGTTTGCCACTCGCTTTGCGCCAACACGTGCGGCAGATTTCCTTGTACCGCGTCCCGATCAAATGCCCGGTATCAGCCCTGACGCTTCGCAAATGCTTCGCCTCAAACCCGCAATCAGGGCAGGTCATCTCTTCACCGCCGCCCACAGCGCCGCCCGGACCCATGCCGCCGCCTTGCGCCCCTTGCGCTTCAGGATGACCAACAATTCAGGTTCAACCCGCTGTGTCCAGAGTACCATCTTTTTGGGATCTTTTATGCGAGGCATTTTATACCCAAAACATAAACGTCGATTGAATATAAAATATCAGCAAGGTAAACTGCTTTCGCAGACAGCATCCCAGGGCGGCCGTCCTTCCTATTCGCTTTACCGATCTTGTCAAAAAAGTAATCCCATGCCAAATCCATTTTAGCAAGTTCGTTTTTCATTCAAGCCTCCTTTGTCGTACATATAAGTTATACAATAAAATGTTATACTTGTCAACAATAAAATGAGCGAATGTATAAAATATACACACAAAACTTCTGAGCTCAGGATTTTGTTTCCAGGGCGGCGAAATCCAATTTCTTGTTGACCAACGTACCGTCTATGCGCTTTTGGGCGATTTCGCAGTATTTCTCTGATATCTCTATACCGATAAACTGGCGGCCCAATAGCTTGGCTGCAACGCCGGTTGTGCCTGAGCCGAAAAAGGGGTCGAGGATGATGTCGTTTTCATCTGAATAATTATTGACTATATCCTTCCAAAGGCGAATTGGTTTTGGACAAATATGACCAATGGCACTATTGTCATTCAAAAAACCATTGTCAACATAATGTTCAAATACATCGCTATCACGTTGACGTTTATGTTTTCCATAAAAAAGTATTGGTTCCCATTTTGCGAAATGAGCGATTGAAGCGCCACCATGAGCATTGGATTTTATCCAACTTCCTATCTCTGCTGGAAATAAAGATAACCATAAATTGAGATTTTGTCTTCCGGGAGTAATTATAATATTTAAGCAAATCCTTCTTATGGCGTCAAACCACAAATTTACTAATTCACAATATTCGGATTGAGATTTATTGTCGTCGTAATTATCATACTTCAAATTGATATTATACGGTGGATCGGTCAGCACCAAGTCCACGCTCTTGTCGGGGATGCCTTTCATTATCTCCAGGCAATCGCCGCAAATAATTTTGTTTACAAAGTCACCGGGGTATATCACTTCCCCTCCCGGTCCCGGACGTACTGCTCCAGGGATGCAGTCAAGATATTCCATGCCATTGCAGCCACTGCCGGAACTTGTCCATTTCCAATAGCTGCAAGTCTGTCCATTTGATAGGCCAGCCCATCCACAATTCCCCGATGACCGGATTCAGTTTCCCAGCTTTGCAGATTGTCTTTGATTTTATAACAGTCGTCAAAGATGCTCCCCATCTTCTTCCATCCTTCGCTATTTCTGATGTTCCTTCCAATGTTCTGCACCCCGTTGAGTCTATCTCTGTTTTGCATATAGTTGGCCATAATCCAGATTCTATCTCGTTTATGCGGCGCCCCGGCGTCAACAGCTCCCAGCACTCCCCAAATTGCATCATACCCCATCGTGGCCAAGTCTCCAAGGACTGTTCCAAGTCCACGAATAACCAGCGCTGGGGAATTTTCCACGAAGCAGTAACGAGGTTGTATTTCGCGAATGATCCTGGCAAACTCTCCCCACAGTCCAGATCGTTCTCCACCGATACCTTTTCTTTTCCCTGCGACTGAAATATCTTGGCATGGGAATCCTCCACAGACAACATCGACTTTTCCTCGCCATGGCTTTCCGTCAAAGGTTCTGACGTCATCCCAGATCGGGAACTTTGGCAAGATTCCGTCTCGTTGTCGCTGCAATAAGACTTCTCGGCAGTAAGGTTCAATTTCAACAGCACATACTGTGGTATGTCCGAGAAGGATTCCGCCGAGGATACCCCCCCCTGCTCCTGCAAATAAGTGTAGCTCATTCACTTTGCCTCCCGCTCCCGGACGTACTGCTCCAGGGCGGTGAGGCGGGTTTCGACCTGTGCAATCTTCGATGCCAGATTTTTCCCCTTCCAAAAAGCATCATGGCAATCAGGCCCGCAATCCATCTGCCAGCTCGTAACCGGGGAAAAGATTTTTTGGCAATTTCGACAAGGTTTGTCTGGGTAACGCTTTGTCCTCACTTTGGCCATATCATACCTCCTTATTCTATATCTAATGCGTTAATGCATTGACACACTATTATAGGCGATATTACAGCCCATGTCAATACCCTAAATGATTATTATAAAGAAATGCTCCCCGGAACCATGGGCACTCCGGGGAACACAAAGGAGGAGCTTACTTGCGCTTGCCGTTTGTCTTGCGCTTGTCAATCCAGGCGTAAATCTGCCTTGTCATCTCGGCGTTTTTGATCGACGTTTCATTGAGGCCTTTTATCTCGGTTTCGATGATGGCTATTTTTTCCAAGATATAGCCGTAGTTCATTTCAAGTTTCAGGATGCGGTCCTTTCGTGCGGCGGCCTCTCGTTCTATCGTTGCGATATTGTCGCTGTTCTCTTTGAATTTTTCATGGCAAGGTCGTTTCACTTCGGTAGAATCTTTTTTCAATATGGCCTCCGTTACTATTTTGACAGCGCCGAGGATAGCCAGAAGTCCGGCGCAGACCAAAACGACAAATTGATATTGCGGCATTATTATTTTTCGATTTTCTTTTGGTAGACATTAGCCCCAAAATAAAAACCGATCTCGCCCAGGACAACGACCGTCCATTCGGCAAACGTTCCGATTTTAAAGAACATTGCTGCAGACGCTACGACAAACACCGCCCAAAGAAACAGATATTTTCTCCCACCTAAACGTCCCATGTTAACCTCCCTTTACAATTTTGATCACGTAGGAAATGAATATGCCTACAATAAAAATAATGGTTGCGCTGACCTTTTTGGGCAATACCAGAATGGCCGTTGCGATAGCCGTGGAACATATCAATCCCAGCTTTATTTCCCACGCCACCGCAACGATCAATCTCAGAACATTGATTATCTTTTTCATGCTAACCTCCTAACATCCTTTTAAAATAAATATAAAAACTACCAGGGCAATCACCCCGCCTATGATCCACCACTTGTTGTTGTTCCACTCACCGCGCCAGTTGATCGGCGGCTTGACCTCCGGTTCATCGGGCGGCTCAATCGGTGTTGGCACTGGCGGCTCAATGGGCGCTGGCGGTGGCGGTGGCGGCTCAATTTCAGGGTACATTTCCTCATAAGTTTTTACCTTCCCGCGCAGTTCGGGCCATTTCCCGGTCAACTTGTGAACCGCCTCGGCCATCTTTCTGGCGATCAAAACCAACTCAAAATTCTCCTCTCCGTTCGGTAAAAAGTTGATTGTGAATTTTGAATGTTTGCCAGTCATCCAGGCGCTTTTTGGACAATCACCCACCAACTTAACGATCATGTCGTACATCCGCTGCGCCGATGGTCGGCCAGTATATCCGTCCGCATGATCGCAACCATCAGTATCAAGCCAACACCGAACCGAAGTCACAATACGTTTGACCTTGACCCACCAGTCGTAGACCTGCCAAAAGATTTCACCGAAGGGACGCCGAATTGGATCCTCGATATAATCGCCAAAACTGTGCGCTACCCAGCGAACTTCATGGGTAGAGTTCATAAACAGTTTTTCGGATTCATAAACCTTGACCAGATAGGTGCAGATTTCATCCATGTTCGTCCGCTTGTTTGCGCAACTATACCAGGTTCCCGGCTTGTCGGGATCAACATAGCCAAGGAATTTACAGCGGATCATCATGGCCCCGAGAGTGATTCTCCAAGGCTCGATCTTTTCTTTGTAGAGTTCGTCAATGATGACCCTTGCCAGTTCCACGCCGCCCTTTGGATTATTGAGTTCATTGCCGATCTCAAAGGTGGTTCCCGTCTGGCCGTTTTTCAGTTTCTTGTTTTTCAGCAATCGCAGTACACGCCGGACAAAGTTCGCATGGTAAGAAAACATCTTGTCGTCATAGACGCCGATTGAATTCAGGTTGTTATGATAATAGACGCTCTGTGCTTGCCTGTCCGCCCCATGCCCCTGACATTCATCGGCCAGGGAATAATTGACAACCACGCCCATTTCGTTGAAGGTGTCGACCATATGATCCAGGATGAAAAAATACTCGTCGTTGAGATAAAAGAAATTCCAGACATCCCTCATTTCGTCAAATAGAAATGGCTTCAGCAATGAGCCGCGACCGCCTTCGGGCATTTTCCCGCCGCTACAATCGGGGAGCATGCGGGTTTCGGACGGGCCTTCGTTGAAAATATCCCGCCACCATTCGTAGAATACCTTTTTATCAAAGAACCATTTGCCATCAACTCTGTAAACATAAACTTTACAGGTGATATTGCAAAGCCTACTCATTGCCAAAGTGATTTTGTCAGCCATTTTATACCTCCTGTAAAACAACATCTTTAATTAAAAACAGCCCAGGATCGCCAAGCGTTCTTATCAGCGTCCTGGCTGCATCATAGAGTTTCAATTCATAGGTATTTTTCCCGGGAGCAATGGACATGTCCGTATGAGTGAGCGACAGAACGCCAATCCCGGTAGCAGGCACCGAAAACACCACGGCCTTATTTATCAGTGCATTAGCGTCGAGATCGCTGAGACTTTTCTTCACGACAAACTTCAGCGTATAGCCAGTCATGTCAAAAGCTACACCGCCTGATGTAATCGTGATGGTTCTCGTGTCCGTGTTTCCGCGATAAATTACAATATCTGGACCCATATTCCCCTCCCGTTTATTTTTTTGCCCTGCCGTTTTTTCTCTTCTTTCGATTTCGCGGTCATTGGCTTTGCTTGTTTGGCCGCATCATTGTCAAGCGGGATTGTCAAGTTGCCGCCTATTCCCGCCGCTGTCTGTCCAGTAAAGATGTGTTCCGTCACTCTCTACATTCCCGCTAACGGGAGTTGTTGCTACAACTCCGGCGTCGATCTTTAGCGAGGCTAAGTTCGCGGCGGCAGCGCTTGCGGGTAGGTGTAATTTTGCGGTAGGTGTGGCTATGAGGATTCCGACCTTACCTGTGGCATCTATTACATTTAATACTGCATTGGCGGAATTTTGTATTTCAAACAGATTTGCAGTTTGTGCGGCAAATCCTTGTATAAATAGGCCTTTTACAATAGCCGATTCGGGGAACACGCCCAATTGTCCATAGTCGAGCCATTTATTAAACCCAATATTCACATGTCCATTATTACGGATTATGAATGGGTACCCCCCTAACTGTGGAGTGTATAAACTAAAACATCCACCACCCGACGGCGCTCCGGAACCTGTGGAAATAAACGAGTATTTATAGCCTCCATTTGGCGTTGCATCTAAACTTAAAGCACATCCAATAACTCCATCAGAAGTTATTAACAATGGCCCAGTGGCAGTGACATCGCAATGACCAATAATATGTAAAGGTTGTAATGGTATGGCAATAGCCAAACCCATTCGTCCATTTACCGCATCATAATAGATCCCGGAATTCCCAAGTACATTCGCTTCGGTGAAATAAGGAATGTGGCCGATTGTCCCGGAGCCGAGAATCCTGGCCGCATAGTCAGCGGCAGTCATGTGATAGTACTGCCCGGCCTGTCCGCCCTGCAATCCGGTCAGGTCATTGTGCGCCCCTGTTCCAAGTGCGGCATATTCGGCGGCGCTCAAATGGTAGTGCTCGTTCGCTATGCCGCCCTGTACATCGGTCAGTGCGTCGTGTAAATATTTATTTGCGTACTCCGCGGCGGTCAGATGATAGAAATCATAAATGCTTCCACCTTGCAAGCCCGAAAGTAAATTGTGAATTGAAACTCCTGCATCCAACGAAAATGCCAGTGGACTCGGCAAGGCAATGTCGATCTCTATCGGGCTGGGTTCGGAAATATTAATTAAGATGTCATCGGCCATCCCGTCCTCCTAATACAAAAATCCGAATAAATGGAAGGCGTTTGTCGCGCCCAATGCGGCAGTCCCGGTCATGGTTGCCCCGGTAGTGTAGACATGGAAAAATACCGTGCCCGCGCCCTGCACCGGCTCGACCGGGATAATGCGAACCGCCGTTGAACTCATTATCAGCAATATGTTTTCAAAGGTATTTGCCGATGAACGGTCTGACAGCATGGCGGTTTTCGATGTCCACGGCCTGAACGAGTAGCCGACCTCAATACGTAGATCGGTTTCCGCGCCCTTCGTGTAGCAGCCGCTGGTGTACGCAAAGGAATACCAACCGGCCGAAACAGTTGTCAGATTTCCGGCGGTGATGACCGGGAAAACAAACGCACCCAAAAACAAAATCCCCAAAACTAAGCACATGATTTTTTTCATGTTTGCCTCCTATTTTACCATGTTATTAAAGTTCGCCACGCTGTGTCGGCGTATATTTTAACGTTGTCATCAAACGTATTGATGCAGATTTCTCCTTCAATTCCGCTGGCCGGGTCGCCAGTATCGATCTTCGTTGTCAGCTTGCACTGCGTCAGCCATGACCTCACACCAGCTGCTGTGGAGACCGCTGACATTCCATCCGCTGCAGGATTGCCAAGCACTGGCTCTTTCTCTGTGTCCAGTTCATCAATCGCCGCTTGAACCGTAACCGCTTCAATGCCCCCGGCCGGAGTGTTGACGACATCGCTTGCCGGGATCACCTGGTAAACCGGGAGACCTCCGGGAGTGGCCGGCGCGGCAACGTATGTTTTAGCAACTCCCGGTGCGAGCCATTTATTGTAATTCGGCGCATCGGACATTAGCAGGCTGCCCTTGATCCCTGCTGCATCCCCCGGCCTGAGCTGGCCCCAAACCGTACTATGACCAAATACTTGTAAACTCGGCGCGGGAATGTAGGTGTTGTCGGTATAGGCGTAAATCTTCCCGAGGTTGCTTGTCCCGAGATAAAGGATATTGCCGTAAAGGGCGAAACAATATACCTTTGTTTCCGGAGAATCATAAAATGCCGCCCAGGTCAAACCGTCAGATGTTTCGTAAACCTTATCGTTTGATGTGGTCAACAATTTCCCGGAATATTCTATAAAATCTCTGGTATTGCCAACGGCTGGCAAGGCAACAGGAGCGGACCAATCTGTCCCATTCGCAGATGAATAAATATCACCGTAAGCAGTCCCGGCATACAGTTTGTTATTCCAAACACAAATTGCTTGAAAACCATAGTTCGAAGTTATCAATAAAACTCTGGTCCAGGTTATGCCGTTAAATTTATAAATAGCACCGGTGGTATCGCCTTCCATCGCAACGTAGAGGTTCGATCCCAAGATTGCAAACCCCCAGCCATATAGCATACTATCAGCTCGCGCCATGGTCTGAGTCCAGGATGTTCCGTTGGTCGTGTACCAAACCTCTCCCCAGGGACGGGCAACATACATAACGCCTTTCCAAACTATTGATGCCGATCCAAATAAAGTGCTCCAATCAACCGGCGTAACATTTGTCCATGAAATCCCATTAGACGTTCTATAAACATAAGCAGAATCCCGGAAAAAAGCATAAAGTTGCGAATTAAAAATACATAAGGTATGACAATAAGAAGTCGATGCAACTGTCAGAACTCGCGCCCATGCCCCGCCGCTGCGCCGATAAACTCCATTGCCTCCAGCTGCGTATAGATCGCCCTCGAATTCGACCAGCCGATAGATTACGCTGGTGTCGGAATCATACGACAGTGCCCAGGTGCCGCCCGTTCCCGGCTGCGTCGGTGTGTCCCCGATGTCAACGTCACCGCCAAGCATTTGTAGCAATTTGGCGGCATCGCGATAGACCTGGCGCGGCCCGGTGACAACTCCGATCTGTGCGCCCTCGATCAGATTGATGCAGTTATCGCTACCGGCAGTCTTGATCCCCAGCCCGGCGAATTGAGGCGTTGCGGCAACTTCCAAGCCGCCGACATCGGCCTGAACAACGTGCTCAAAATCCCCGGTATCTCGCAGGAACTCTTTTGGATCGCTGGGGGTGACTGCCGGAACAGCGCCTTTCTTGGTCGTGCTGATTTCCGGGAGTCGGTCGCCGTCAATAGTGCCGGTGGTTATTACCGGGCCATCCAGAGCGGTAACTTCGTCGGCCCCGCCCTTGTTATGGGATGGGCCATGAGGAGGCGGCGGCTTGATCACCGGGTCAAGGTCAGTCGGCAAGGAATCATGGAGATGGAAAGGTACGATGGGCGGTTTAATAGCCATCAGGCACCCCAGAGGCGAAGCATCTCGATCCCCACGTTCCCATTGATCCAGTCAGGAGTCTCAGATATAATCAGATATTTTCCAGTCCCTCCGATCTGTCGGCTATGGGTTACATTGGCGACCTTGAGCAATTCTAGGCCGATGATTTCATATTGGTCCATGTCAACGATTCCGCTTGCGATTTGCCTTACCCGGTCGTAGAACCGCAGTTTCTCGACAATCGGATTCGTGGCCCCGCCGAATGCAGCAAGCAAATACTCCTCAGGCCGCTCCATAGGCAACGTGGCCGGGAGATAATCCCCATCGGTGCTATCAGTCACGACCTCGGAATTCCAGGCTGCGTTACCATATTCAAATTTCGACCGTGAGCGATTCGCAAATTCGCTCATGTCCGGCGCTTCGGCAAATCCATCAAAATGCTGCTCGGTCAATGTCCCGTCTGCTACAATCGCAGCCCAGTCGAAATGTTTGATATGCACCGCCCCGGCAGCATCAAGCCGCCAGAAGCAGTTGAAATTCTGGCACCAGGTCTCCAGATAATCTTTCGTCTTAGGCGCACCTTCAGGAGCCGCGCCCATGTTCCAGGTCTGCGCCGTGCAAAAGTCCTTAAAGTCACTCGTTCCGCCTGCGCCATCGTCAACTAGCGTGACCCCGGCAGCAGTCAGCACTCCGCGCAGGGCATCGACAGGATTCGCCCCGGCAGTGCCAGGGTTGCTAACAGCCGTACAATTGATCCTGATACGGTTCATGTCTCCATTGTAATTGACATATTCCCAGCCGTCGGAAACTCCGGCACCATCCAGACCTTTGACCAATTCATAGCGGGATACCGGGAGCACCCTGACCCCATCCTCGTAAACCGTATCAATAGAAACAATGCGAGCGGCAGCCGGAGCCGGTTCGCTTTTGGTTATCAGGTATTTCGCATCAATGCCCGCGCCAACATTTCGCTTAATCACTTTCCAGCATTCGATCTTTCCAAAATGCGAATAGCAAACCCCGGTTGGAAACAGCACCGGCTTGCCCAGCGCCCGGGTAGGTGCATCTGGGAAATCGGTTGAGTTTATGACCAAATCCTGGGCCGCTGGAATGGCATCCATGGCCCCGGAAAATTCCTGTACGCAGGTAAAAACGATATTCGGCTCAACGCGCGGCCAGGCACGAATAGTAGCCACAACCGTTTCGGCTATCGTCACCCCGTCTTTTTTATACGCATAGAGGGTGACGGTCTTGCCATAGATTTTACGATTAGTTTCATTGGCAAACATGGCCTTGTAAGAACCATCACTATCATCAACAGTGAGGGTAAACCCACCACGTTCGAATGTTCGGTCAAGGGAAACATTCCTTTTCAGGGCGGTCAAGGCAACGATCTTCCGCTCCCACTGCCCTGAGCCATCGGCAACATATCGGTTAGCAATGAGATGATCTCCGTCAACCAGAGAGAGTTTGACTTTTACCAAACGGCTCATTTCGGAGCCTCAGTGAATACTGCACTAACTGAATATGTGGCGTTAGCTATGCTTTTTGCTGATATATTCCTTGGCCGTTGTAATTCCCACAACCCAAAAAGTGCTTTACCATTTTCACCCGATGGAGAAAATATCACGTGACCATTTAAAGCGGCCGCTTGTAATGCAGTCAACTGTGTTACTGAGATATCTGTAAATTCAAATTCAGGCCGTTCGCGCACCCATTGAGCAACCATCCTCGGAACGCCAGGTAATCCATGATTGATGACTTTTCCGATTTCACGTTCAGGAATGAAGCCTTTATTATAATTCCTATCAAAGGACAATGGCGCCCCACCAATTAAAAACACTTCACCCATTTGCCATGCTATTGAAGAGGAGAACTGAATGCGAAGTCGCCAGCGATCCATACCCGACGCTACTGCTGATAGTAATTTATAAACCGGGGTCAGTGTAGCCGCATTAATTATCAAGTCCTCAGTGATATCAGTATAATTACCATTACCGCCCTCGAACTTGGCCGTGACCATCGAAGCGGCGACCAGATTGTGGTTTACGATCGCTACCCCGTAAACATCCGGCTTCACCGCACCATCCAGGACCATGGTCAACGTCATCTCGGCATCGCTGGCAGCGGTTTTGTATAAGGTTTTGGGATCCTTATCAGCAATAAACGCCGCCCCATACCCAGCCGCCCCAGCAGTGCCGCCCAGGGTGAAGGCAGGCCGCGCCAAAGGATTGTCGTATGCGTCAAGCAGTAATGGGCTGTAAAGCAAATTTGTATGAATTAAAGTGCCATGACCCGTGATTCCGCCACTAACAGGGATGCCGCCGAATGCCATATTAATTCTCCAGCAGGGATCTTAAACCCTGCGTGTTATTTATATATGCAGTTCTTATTGCAGGAGCTACATTTTCCGGGGTAATCACATTGTAGAGATGAAAATTATTAATCGTTGTTTTTGCCCCACCGCTTGAAGGAGCCGCATCACTGCCACGATATTTTGATCTGGGAATTATGGAGACATGTTCATCCTCGCCGCCAGGTTCTCCGGTCAAGAATCGTTTGTTGCTACCACGGGCAACCCAACCTTCCCATCCAGACGCGGCAGGTTCTTCGTCGGGTCGTTTCGGATTATAAGTGCTGTTTGGGTCAAAATTATTAGCTACATCGTTTAGCTTCCTGAAAGCAACCGTAGTTTGATCAATTGCAATCGGGAATACATTTCTGAATATGTCCACCAACTCAGCAAGTGAACCAGCCATGTCCCCGAATACTTCATCCTGAGATTTGACAAGCGAAAGATCAATACCATCCTTTTTTGCCTTATCAATCAGCGCCTGGGTGGCATCATCAATGGCCAGACCATATTCTTTTTGTAGATAAATCATCCGGGAGAGCATAGGCTGCAACTGCATCAAAGCTTCCTTTGAAGTAAAGTTTTGCGTTATCAATTTGTCATAGGCATCACGGCCAGCCATTTCAAATTTATCAAATTCCTCTTCCGTTAATTCGATAACATTGCTCATACCGATCAAAGCTTGGGTGATTCCCGCTATTCCGTCGACAAGTACCTGGTTCGCGCCGACCTTCTTTTCATAGGCCAGCAAGTATTCAAACACCCCGATCGTAGCCGTGGAAAAATCACCTTCAAGATATTTCTTGTACCCTTCAAGCCCAGCCTTCCAGTTGGCGTTGATGTAATCCTGGATTTCCTTGACGCGCATCCCCCGATTCGCCAGGTCCTCAAACATAGCAATCAGTGACTCAGAACCTTCGGTCCCAAGATCTTTTGCTTTTGTAATCAATGCCGAAAATGCTTTACCCATATAAAGAGTAGTTTCAGCGGCGGTAAACATGCCCCTATCATAATCAGCTAGTATATCCCTGGTTCGCTGCGCCCATTCATCAAAGGTTTCAATTGACATATCAGTCTGCGCAATGATATCGCCAAGGAGCTTTGATGTCGCTGCCGCAAATTCATCCCAACTCGGATCAATATTAAATTTAAGTGGCATATTCCATTTTTCATAAAACTCTTCTGATCTACTACTGAGATTAGCCACTTCCTGTGCAAGCACTCTTATTTTTTCAGCCATTTCATCCGAAACTTTTATTCCATCATTCATGCCTTTAATGAATGCACGTTGTTGCCCTTGGGTATAAGCATCAACTGCATTACTCAATGCCATAAATCCGCCAATCACTGCTCCGGCCATTCCAAGAAAACCGCCAAGGGTTGCCGTCCCTGCGGCACTGGCGGCGGCAAATTTAGTCGTAGCTTCGTATGCACCCATGATCCCACCGATTACTTTGCCAAGGCCAGGGATCAAATCATCGAAAACATTTGCCAGCGCTGTCAACCCGGCCGTCAGGTCCTGGGCATCCTTGTACCATTTCTCAGTTGCGATGGATGTCTCTTCAATCGTAGGGATTGTTTTCCCCAAAGTCTCCTCATACCGTGCTTGTTCTTCTTCAGCCGCTTTAACTATATCTACGTTATCAGCCCAATGATCAGACGCGCTGTCTATGGCCGGACCTAACTTTGATAAAACAAAATCCGAATAGGCTTCATCCTGGACAATATTTTTATTGAATGCCGCCCAGCGCTCGTTCATGACTTCGGTCAAGGTTTTTTCAGCTTCAACTAATTTTCCTGTACTTTTTGCGGCCTCGTCAATTGCAGCAACAAAAGTTTTATATTGAGCCTCTCCTGCCGCAAGATCAGATTCTATATCTATAAACCCCAACTGATTTAATGACGGCGCCGATTGTAAACCGCTGGTAGACTTAAAACGATTCAAACTGGATGCGGCAAGATCATCGAATCGCTGCTTAGCCGTTGCCATATCCCGCGCCCATTCTTTTACGATCTGTCGATTGCCCATAAATGCCATATCGGCAAGATGTATGCCCTTGACAATTCCTTCGCCTGCTGACTTTTTGAAATCATCCCACCAGTTTGCCAACTCCTTTAAAGCGCCAGCATTGGTTTTCATAGCTTCGGTTGATATTTCAAAACCTTCGGCTATCTTTCTCTGCAATATGTCCATCCGTTCCGATTCGGTGTTTGCGTTGCGTATTTCAGGGATTAATTTGCCGAGCTGGGCCCAATTGCCATTATAAGCATTGGCTATCGCTTTCAGATTACTTTCAAGGGTTCCGCCGATTTCGGTCAAAGCGATAGCACCTTTTATTGATTCATCGATTCGATCTTTCTGAATTTCATATTGACGAGCAAGTATTTCGAGGGACTTTATTTGATCATCATCGACTCCGGTGAGATATTCCATTTTTTCGGCATAGTCAGAAATATGTTTATTTGCATCAACAATGTTCTCACCGGAATATTTTAATGCTACGTTCAGCTTAGTCTGCTGTCTTTCGGCTTCAATAAATGCTTTTGCTGAATCCTTGACAAATTTGGTAAGTTCACTAATACCCTTTGTTAAAAAACTGGCAGCGGTGACGCCCCCAACAATGGTCCCAAATAACCCGGCAGATGATTTGTCCGTTGTTTGCGAAGTTTTACCAAGTTTATCAACCTCAGTATTGAGCGCCTTGACTCCTTGAACAGCGCCCTTGCTGTCAAGCTCAATGAGTAATTCTAGTTTTGTGGACATTATTTTTTCGGCCGCCTGCTAGCCCTATCTTTCGCCTTTTGATCGCCAATATAATCTAATGTCTGCCGAATCTCGTTAAAATTGAATAGTATTTTGGCTTTCATCTCATACCCCTCAATTCCTGCTTCACGCAGTAAAGGAAATATCGCCCCGCTCTGTAAATTGACTTCATGACACAGTTCTTTAAAAAGCCGGATCGAAAGCCTGTCAAAATCGGTGAGCTGTGTGGCGTAACCTTGCTCTCTGTCCTTCCAGTCACGCCACCAGTCTCTCCACGCCTCTAAATACTGGCCAAAAAAGAAGTATCTGCATCCTCCGTGAATATGTCAGATTTGTTGACCTTCCTGACCAGCCAAGTGGACAGGTAACCGCCGCCGATAACAGAACAAGCGAAAAGCACATCAGTAAATTGCACATTGGCAAGCATCTCTTTGCTGAACGGAATTTCAGCCCCGTCAGCATCCAGCAGCTCCCGCCAATTCATAATCTTTGAAACCAATGCCTTTTCCCGCTCCCTGGCAATAACGGCTTCCTTGTCAACAATCTTTTCATCATTTTGGATGACATTGATCCTGGCATTCAGCGCATATTGTTCACCTGGCAGCAGTTGTTTAATTTGCAGATAGAACTCTCCGGAAGTAGCCGGGACTTTTACCCACCGGCCCTCTTCAATGGCCTTCAAGACATTTCCAATTTTTAAACTCACTTTCGATCCTCCTTTTTATTTTTTGCTTATGAAGCCGGATATCCGGTCAATGCCGGAACTTCGTTCAGCATGTACGCATAGGGCAGCACGTTGGTCATCCCTGTTGGATTCGTGGGTACGCGAAAGGTTGCCAGCTTTACACTAGTAGGAATCGGGGACTCCATCGCATAGACAGGCGGCTCAGGCAAATACAAACCAGGTAAATTGATCTCGAATGTGTACTTGCTGGTTTTGCCGCTGATAACCGCTTCGCTCTCCATCTTGATCCGCATTTTGTATTTCGTAGCAACATCGAAAGACGGCAAGTACAGAGCATTGACGGCATCCTTTTCCGGGAAGGCGATGTCAACAATAAATCCCGGGTGTTCATCACTTTGTCTATGCTCGGATATGCCCTCATACCCCGTGGTTATCGGCAATGTTTTGTATTTGATATCAATGCCGATTTCCAGTTTGTTAACATGAATCACATCCCCGGGGCCAAAGTCGGCTCCACCCTGAGCATTGATTGAAACGGTGGTATTCAGCAAACGCCAAATCCCCTTACCATCGCTCGGATAGGTGATAGTCAGCGGTTCGCTCCATCCAGTGATCGTAACCCGATCCCCGCCAAAATCGACATCGAATTGAAAGCCATCGTCGTAGGATATTTTCCCGCTTTTAATTTTAGCGGACGGGACGCACTTGACCTCGTCGCCTTCATCCCACCCGATGGTGTAGAAAATCGATCCGATGATCGGCTTGAATGAGAATTCATGCCGAACCACACCCGCTTCAGGGGGAGTACCCACTACGTAGACGCCGAACAATGAGGCAATTATCCGCTCGATACCTTCGAAGTAAAGCCGCCCGCCCATGCTGCCAGGCTGCTCGGGATAGTCACCCGGCATAATGAGAGTTGGCATGTCATGGTCAAATTCGTCACCATTGGTTGTCAGGCCCCGGTCACCTTTGGGCGGCGTGAATCGTTTCAAATAAATCCCATCTCCGGTTGTCGGCTCAACGGCAATTCCCCAGTCAGTAGCCTTGGCCAGCCCGATACCCCTTTCGCCTTTTATGTTACTCATTTAATCACCTCTCTTTTGATATACCCAAAGCGCGGATGATACGTTGTAATTATCCGCTTAACCAACTTTTTCTCTGCTGGTAACGGCGGGTATTTAGCAACTATTACCTCGACTGGTTTTTGTTTTTCAGTTTTCAAATGTCCCTCCAATACGTGAAGTTAAATCCCACGTTAAAAATGATGTAATTCCCGACCAGCTTCGACATGACCGTTTTTAGCACCATGCTTGGAATTGTTGACAGCGCTTTGAGCAGTGTATCTTCCACAGTTTCGATCTTGTCCAGCATCGCTATGACTGCCGCCTTCCGATCCCCGCCTGCAGTCAACTTATAGGCAAACCACAAATCCAGCATCTTGGCTTTTTCCACCCTGGACCCGCTCAACTCCTTGACTTCATCGGTACTGATCTCCCAACGATATGCCTGATCCATTATCGATGAAGGCACGGCATCAAAGTCAAAATTGTCCTTTGAAAGTCCATACCCCAAAGCATCAATTGCCGTGATCACATTCCCAACATAGGTGCTTTGACTGCTCACCTTACCAACTCCACATTGCCGAAGCTGGCCGTTTCATCGACCGTACCGCTCTCGTCGCTGTCATAGGCAATATGCAAGCTTTCAAAATCAGTGACGAACTGCTCTGCCTTTTTCAGATAACGATTCCACCAGATATCTTCTGTGTCCTTGGCAAAGTCAAAAAACACAAGCTCCAGTGCATGACAAACAATCACGTCCTTAATCTGCGTCGCATCGATCATCATTCGCGCCCGACGCCCGCGTTCTTTCAGTTTTCGCTTTATGTCTGCAAATGCCTTTTCAATTTGTGGTAGAAACGTTGTCTGCCCAGCCCAGCATTCACTTGCCAAATCGGGATGAAGTTCTATTAAGTCATCGTCACTGACAGGATTCAGCAAAACAAATCTACAGACATCGAAAAGCAAATTCAGTTTATACGTTACCCCGCCGATGATATACGAAAGCAGCAACCGCCAATCTTCGGACAGCGCGTCGATTTCTGTAAATGCAGCTGTGATCTTCTTGGTAGTACCGTTAATCGTACAAATTCGCGTGGCAACCTTTTCCGTCCCATCTGGATCATAAAGCGTCAATGTAGCAGAGGACGGGGCTGTTTTAGTCCCGTCCACGCTAACTATGATTTCTGGCGTATAGTTGGCCTCATAGAGCGCCTCGTTATTGAGGTACTCATAGGAATGGGCCATGTCTTACTTCCCTTTGCGCTTTGCTTTTTTAACTACAGGCTTTACTACCACAGGCGACGGCTTTATCAATTCAACAATCACAGGCGGAGCTAGTGGTTGCAGTTTTGGCTTGGGCGGGACGTAGATATGCCAGTCAGGATCTTTGTGCAATCCATTTTCCCAAGTAACCAGCGGTACAGTTACTATCTTGCCTTCTTTGTTTTGGATTGTTAAACACAAAATGTCAACCATGCTGTCCCCCTTTAAGAGGCCCACCAGGCTTTCAACAATCCATTGGCCAGGCCGGTATAAAACATCTTGCCGCCGTACACAGTTAAACCTTTGACCTGAGTACCAAACCGTTTTTCAGGTTCGAATACTTTCAAAGCTCCAACTCCTTCCAGCGGAATCTGTTTTGCCAAGGTGATGCCAATGGGATGGCCAGCCAGGCAGTTATGGACAACTTCGGTCGATCCGGTTCCGCTCACATCTTCAGCGGTGGCCGGGACATTGTGAGATTGATAGATGTCGAATCCGGCAAACTTGCCGACATAGCCATTGGTTGTGGCATTGTCACCAAGCGAGGTATTTTTCCCGGCCAGATAGGAATTGATGATTTCCAGGACACGCGGGGAAACAGTCAGGAACCGGTTATCAAGCGGAACCTTCGAATCAGTGAGTTTGCGATAGAGAGATGCGATCTCTGCATAGACATTGGTACTAGTCAGAGTTAAAGCCGGAGTGACCGTGTTGTTGGCGTGGACATTGACATACTTGCCGAAAACGAACTGGTCGATGGTATCCCGGATAGCATACATGGCGCGTTCAAAATAAGCGCTCTGCATTGCAACCGGAACCTGCTTGATATCGATTCCATCCAGGAAAAAGTTAATAGCTTTTTGCTGGTCGATGTCGATATAACTGACAGTTTCAGTAGTGACCTGAGCAGCGCCCAAATCGGTATTCTTTGTGTAATCGACAACGGTGATGTCGCCGGGAGTGAACACATTGACTTTATTGCCAATAGCCACGTCGCCCTCGTAGAACCTGTTGCAGATTTTGTCTGCAACCAAAAACTTGTCAAGCTGATCAAGAATTCTCCTTGACCATATTGTAGGTAAAAAGGTAATTGCCATATTTAAGCTCCTGTTATTTGATTAGCCCAGCGGTCATCTGCTGCGTGATTTCGGGCCAGTTTTTATCACGCTGCTCTGTAGTCATGGCGTTAATCTCTGATTCGGTAAAGACATGCCCGGCCTTCCAACTTGCCCCGGCATTTTGCGTGCCAGGTTTTTTATCAAGTTCAGGTTGCGTGAAAAGAAAAGGTTTTTTCTCTTGCAATTCCTTGAAAAGTTCATCGCCATTTTCCAGTTCGTCCTGGTCATTGAATTTTGCAGACTTTATCAGGATATCAACATAGTCCATATCCTGCAATCCAGCGCCCTTCGCGGCAACTTTCAGTTCAGCCCGGCGGATACGCTCCGTTTTGGCAGCAATATCCTTTTCCTTTGATTCGACAAGCTCCTGCAGTTTCCCATCGGCCTTCAATTTGTCATCAGCCGCTTTTTTCTTTTCAACTTCATGCTTGTCGATCTGGGCCTGGAGTCTATCCGCCCGTTCCTTTTCCTTTTTCTTTTCCGTCAATAAACCATCCCATGACTCTTTTGAAACGTGCTTTTCAGCATCCTGCTGACCAGCCTTCCCATCCTGGGACTTGTCGCCCTTCAGGGCATCGTCGGCCTCTTTACCACCCTGGTCTTTAGCCTGCTTGTCTTCCGCCATAATTTCCTCCTATTGATTTGTGTAGAAATGATACACCTGTGTAAATATTATACATTGAAAAAGAAATAGCATAAATTTCGCCACCTGTCAACTTATTTAATTTAATTGTCATCTTAGACTTCGCATAATGTCTCGCCATTTTTCGGTTGATAGTTCCTTGATTGCTTTCGTTATTGCCTTATCAATTCCAAAAAATTCAGCCTTCGGCATTGTAAACCCAGACCCCCGCCCAGACCTCATTCCAAAATTGTGGACACTTGCGAGAGTATGAACGCTCA